ACGAGGATCATCTGAACACCTTAAAAGACTGTCTGAAATGGTGGCATGCTGAGCGTAAACAGCAGTTGGTCGAGAGTTGACCTACGCTCCATCACGGAGGATTTACGGGGAGAGGAAAACATGGCGGCATTATAGGACACTGTCAAGCGAGCGCCCTTTAAACCGCAAATTTATGGTCACCAGGGTTTGAACCTTAGTGGTCTTCTCATATGTCAGCCCATTTGTCATCATAGTTGTCTCCTCAAACTTGTGAATTACTGACTGGTATGGCACTAGACGGGAATGAATGGGATTGAGCGGGCGGCTGCGGGAAAAGCCCGTTTAATGGGAGTTTAAAAGGTATTGCGTGCGTGGATTTTTTTAAAGTGGTGCCAAACCAGAAAAAGCAGAAATTTAGGGATATCTTATTAGTTTTTCGTTTGATTTGGCACCAGCCAAAATCGGCCCGGAATTTCCAAGCCGATCATTTTTATTTGTATGTAGCCACCTATAAATCTATTTGTCCTCTTTCAACATCTTACGATAACCAGCTTTGATCTCTTTTTTTAAATCAGGAATTGGGCGCTCAACAGGGAGCTGCTCAGGCTTCTTCCCAGTTTCAGATTCAACAAAATCTCTGATCTTACGGCCGACATCGAAATGGGTTTTTTCAAGGGAATACTGCCCTTTAACCTTTTGGTTCTTTATTTTCTCCTCTGTCATCGTGGTGCGAAACAGGTTGGCGGCAAGTTCCGCGCGCCCCATGTGATTCAACAGGTTCTTAGCTTCCACCCCACGACTGCGGGCTAGTTGCCAGTTTTGCATATTGTACATACCAAGGTATCCAGCATTAGTGAATTTAGCAAAATCACTGACGCCAGCCCCCTTTGCAGCAGAATTCAGAGATTTGTTACTGTCAGTCAACTCATCTCTAATCAAAAACCTTTCAAAATCATTGCTGTTTTTGAAGGATAGTTCGAAACGCCTGGTTTGTTCAGCAAAGTACAGTTGAGCTGAGGCGACTTCCTCTTTCTTGGGATCGCCGTTCATAACTGTCATGTAACAAGCAAATCGCGTCAGCTTGCAATCTTCCACCTCGACACCTGCGACCAACCTGGTCGTTGGCATAAAGTTTATAAAGTGGTCTATGTTTAATGAGATGCAAGCCTTTATTGCTCTATCTATAGACTTTTTAAAAGACTTATAATTTGAGTATCCAAGCATCTCCTGTAAATCGGAAGCAAGCCAGTATACCTGACCATTTTGCCGTTTAAAATCCTCAAAAGAGACAGGTAAAAGCTCTTGCTGACCATCACTCATACATAACTCCATATTTATTAAACGAGATAGAATTTCTTGTAAAGCATTGATATTGTTAAATCAAAATGCCAATCTAACCTTTACATCATAAAAATGACTTTTTAATGTGGTTACATTTTATACCATGGTTAAAGATGTGCTTGAATCCATTTATTCATCTTCAACATAATAATTGCTTTCGCCTTCGGGACATTCTTCCCTTATCATGACAAGGCATCTACTCACGCTTGCATCTGAAGTCCCGAAACTCATTGTTTCATGGCCGCATTTGCTGCATGTAGCCCGAATGCAATCGACTTCATAGCCATCTTCGTTGTAGTCAGAATCTTCAATGATGTCGCATTTTATTCTTGCCATCTCAACCCCTCTATTAGATAGGAACATCAATTAACTGTCTTAACAGGGACAGTCCTTAATAGAGGAGAAGCTTCGAAAGTCAAAGGATGCACTCCTTGAGTGAGTTGCCCCCTTTCCATAATGAAACACCTGTATTTCTCGGTATCCATCGAAACGAGATCTGAACAATACATGTGGACAGATTCGACCACATAATGAGTCAAATTTTGATTCTCATATAAAGTCTGCTGTCCAATATCCGTTTCTTTAGCCACAAGAGTTTTATGATTATCTTCTATTTTTGTGTAATCTGGGATATCCAATAAAACTGAAGGGAAACAGCCATTTAGTGATACCAGAAAAATTAAATAAAGATATTTCACGCTCATCTCCTCTAGTTTTTAACTACCCATCACCGTAATTTTAGCCAGGACGATCAAACCTTAAGCACGCACCTGGTCACTAATGTTGTTCACATCCTACCGCCGCCCCAAACCACCTTGCCGATGATGTTTAGTTTTGCTACCTGGTCGCCGGGAACCAGTTGCTCGTCGTAAGCCGGGTTGTCGCTTTTGATCTTTACCCCTCCGTCGAACATGCGCTGCAGGCGCTTGGCTATCAGCTCGTGGTCGAACCTTAATATATAGATAGCGTCGCCGCCGACCTGGTGCTGGCGCAAGTCCACCAGGAGGAGAAAACCCTCGCGGATCGTCGGCTCCATACTGTCGCCAACCGCCGTGATCAGGGCGAGCTGCCCACCATCAAGGCCAAGGCGCTTGATCCACTTGCGCTTGAACGCCAGGTGATCGACAACCTGCTCGCTTGAAACCAGGGCGCCAGGGCCAGCGCTGGCCGTCACGTCGTACCTTGGCACTAATACATACTCATCCGGAGAGAGCATTTCTCTGTCGGTAAAATACTCCGCTGCAGCCTCACATACCTGATCATCTCTTTCTCTCGGCCCTTCCCCTGTAGCCAGCCAACCTGCTCTTACTTCACCTGAGGTTGCGATTAATTCCAGCCGGTCAAGAGTGGGGAATGTGTTTCCGCGCAAATAGCTGCGCAACACTGCTTCAGAAAGCCCACATTTAATTGCAAAGCTTCTTACACTTGAAGACCCTATAAGCTCTTTTAGCCGATCTGGGAAGCGTCCGAGTTCGTGGGTCGAACTCGGACGCTTGGCTTTATTGAACTCGGACGTGTCCAACTTTCATAACCTCCCGCAAATGCATAGTTTTTAAACAACACATAAAGAAATGAGAAAAATCAACTCGGACGCGCATATTTCCACTTGACGTGCGTTTATTTAAACGCTATCCTCCTTTTTAAGAAAAGAGAACAAAAACAAAAAAAGGAGTCTTTTATGTCAGCTCTTCAAACGGGAAAACACCTCCAAAAGGCCACGCTCCAAGACGATCTCCAAAACGTATCTCATGGTACACCTCGCTCGCAATCGGAATCAGATCTCGAGGAGGGTGCTGTTGGTCAAAGGCTGCAGACTCCAGAACCTCAAACACCCGGATCGCCTCTAAAGTACAGAGCAACGCGCCAAGCAAGAAACGAAGCCGAACGGCAGCGACCTGATTACGAAGCTCGGCGCGCCTCTCGGACGGCGAGGCGGATGCGAGAGATTCAATGCGAAGCATGTTCTCGGCAAGCCACGTCACCCAATCTCTCATGCCCATTAGTCGAAGGTCTTGGCGCAAGCTGGAAATATCTTCTTCGGAGAACTCGCCGCGCAGTTCTTGCTCGAATTCGAGGAACCTTCTCTTGATCGCTGAAACATCCATAAAAAACTGTCCTTAAAAAACGTCTTCACAATGAAAGAAACTACGATGAAAAAAAACAGCGAAAAGCCGGACGAAACACTCGAAAGAATTATTGGCGATCCCGCTTTGCGGCGCGAGTGGATCAAGTTCCAGCTGCGCATCCACAAAAGCTCTTTTGCGAGCCTGGCCAAGGAACTCGGCACCTCGCCCCAGGCGGTGCGCGACGTGTTTAACCAGCCTTATCCTAAGATGCAGCGGGCGATCGCGGCCAAGATCGGCATGCGGCCCGAGGCCATCTGGCCCGAACGATATCAGAAAGAGGGATGACCGACAAGTTTAAAGCGCTTTTAACTGTCTGTTTTTGCAATGAGTTCAGGAGGAATTCGGGATGCAGGGTGATAGCCCTAAAACACATTATACCGCCAAGGAACTGGCCGGCTTGCCTGGGATGCCAGGAACAGATAGGCGCGTCAGGTCCAAAGCTGATAATGAAAATTGGATTTTTCTTAAACGCTCAGGACGCGGCGGCGGACGCGAGTATGCCGTTTCCGCCCTGCCCAAAATTACTCGCGATTATCTCACCGACCAGATGATCCAATCCCTCCCCGAAAAAGTTTGCGCCCTGCCCGAAGGCCACGGCCTTGCGCAAAACGCGATCGCCGTGCGCGAAGAGGCATCGCTTCCCGCCGTGATCGAAATCCCCGACCTGGGCAGCCTTAAAAGCTGGCAGACCGAGTGCATGGACGCCCGACTTACCTTTATTCGCCTGCTCGAACGTGGCGACTGCACTGTCGGCCTTACTAAAACAGTGAACGCCCTGGTCGAGAAAAGCGCGGACGGGGAGCTGCCCGAGAATCTGCAGGCCCTGGTTGCCGTGGCCAACGCCCGAAGCGGCGGCAAGGCCGGCAAGCGCAGCCTGTCGCGGCGCACCTTGATGCGCTGGTGGAGCGACTACAAGGCCGCCAGGGGAAACTATGCCGTGCTGGCCCCGGCCGCGAAAGAGAAAGATACCGTTCCGACCTGGGCTTCGGACTTTCTGACGCAGTACCAGGTGCCGCAAAAGATCAGCGTGGCCGATGCGATCAGCCGCATGGCCAGAGTCGCGGCTCCCGGTACCGAGATTCCAACCGAAGGCCAGGTGCGGCGCTTCCTGCGAAAATACTCGCGCCTCGACGTGCAGCGCGGCCGCAAGTCCGGCAGCGAGCTGCGCGGCCAGCGCATGTACCGCCAGCGCGATGTCAGCGAGTTCCAGCCCCTCGATATCGTGCAGATCGACGGCCATTCCTTCAAGGCCTACGTAGCTCACCCGGCCCACGGCCGCCCCTTCCATCCCGAGGTGTGCGCGGTGATCTGCTGCGTGACCAAGGTTGTGGTTGGCTGGTCTGCAGGGCTGGCTGAAAGCTCCATGACGGTCGCCGACGCCATCCGCCACGCCTGCACCGTCGACGACGAAAAACCGGTTGGCGGACTGCCGCTCTTCGTCTATGCCGACAAAGGCGCCGGCAATATGGCCAAGGTCAATATCGACGAGGTCGCCGGCCTCTTCCCCCGCCTCGGGATCCGCTTCGAAAGCGGCCGCCCCGGCAACCCCCAGGGGCGCGGGTTGGTGGAGAATCTCAACAAGTCGCTCTGGATCTCTGCCGCGAAGAAGCTTGAGACCTACACCGGTAAGGACATGGACACCCTGGTGCAACGCCGCGTTTACCTGAAACTGCAGAAAGAGGTGCGCCAGTCGAAAAAAGAGGCACGGGAGATCCCTTCCGAGCTCCTGATCCCATGGCCCGAGTTTCTGGAATTTGCGCAAACCGAAGCGGTCGATGCGTACAACCGCCGCCCGCACAGCGCCCTGCCGCGGATCACGGATCCAACGACCGGGTTGCGCCGCTACATGTGCCCGCTGGAGGCCTGGGCCTCGTGGCTTGCGCGCGGCTGGAAGCCCACACTGCTTAACGAGGCGGAGATCGCCCACCTCTTCCGCCCTCACGTGATGGTCAAGTGCGGCCGCGGCCTGGTGCGCCTCTGGAAAAACGTCTACACCGATGCCGCCCTCGAGCACTACCACGGCATGCAGGTCATGGTCGGTTACGACATCCACGATCCCGCCCGGGTCAGCGTGCGCGATGAAGAGGGTCGCCTGATTGTTATTGCCAGGCGCGATGCCAATAAGAGCGCCTTCTTCCCCGTTTCCGCAGTGGATAAAGCCCGGGAGGATCGTTACCAGAACCGCCGGCGCAACGTCGATCGGCGCATGGAGGAGATCGAGCTGGAACGCCGCGGCGGGCCGATCGAAGTGCAGGCCGCTCCCGAGTGTATCGAGATCTCGCCCGAGGTGATCGAGAACACCGATCGGATGATCGCCCGTATCAAGCAGCCGAAGATCTTCGCCAGTGCCTGGGAGCGCTACGAGGACATCTGCGATCGCGTGCGCCGCGGCGAGGCCAGCGATTATGAGCGGAAATGGATGAACGATTACGAGGCGTTTACCGAAACAGGCCGCCGCACCGGTCTGTATAAGACCGACGAGTTTTGTTTGCAGGATGCAATAGAAATTAGAGCGAAGGGAGGTGAATAAGGATGTCTGATTTTATCAACCACTGGCCGCAGGGAACCACTCCGCGAAGCCTGGCGTATCGGCAGGGATTCCAGGCCGGCCATGATCGCATCACGCAAGGGACGCGATCGCATCAGCCGTATCCGGCGGGGTCGCCCGAGTTTGATGCCTGGTTTGCCGGCTATCCGGCCGGGAAGCTTCTTGCCGAAACCGAGACTGAAAATCATTAAAAAAGCCGCGCTGCAACGCGGCTTAGATCGCCCCTTCAGGGGCAAACCATTCGATTAACAAGGAGGATAACCGATGCGACACAAAATGGCAATGACCAAGAATCTGAGGCGCTTCATGGCCGCCGTCGACGAGCTCGTAAACCGCCCCAACGGGGCAGAAGGGATGGGGCTGCTCTGGGGGTTGCCCGGCGAGGGGAAAACCACCTCCCTGGCCTATTTAGTCAACACCTTCGACGCCATCCATGTGCGGGCCATGAGCAGCTGGACGGTGACCAGCATGCTCGGCAAGATCTGCGAAGAACTCGGCGGCAAGCGCATGCTGCGCCGATCCGACATGATCGACTTCATCACCGAGCAGCTCGGCGTCAAGCCCCGTCCTCTTTTTGTCGACGAGGCCGATCACCTCTTCGACAAGCCGAAGAAATTCGAGATGGCCGAGAGCCTGCGCGATATTTACGACATCAGTAAATGTCCCGTCATTCTCTGCGGGATGGAAGACATCGCCCGCACCGTCCAGGCGCACGGCCGCTTCGCCCGGCGCATTACCCAGTGGATCGAGTTCCGCGGGGTCGATCTGGCCGATGCCCGCACGATTGCCGATCAACTCTGCGAGGTCGCCGTCTCCGATTGTCTGCTCAATCACCTGCACGAGTCGGCTCGTGGAAACATCGGCCGCATGGTTATCGCCCTGTCCAAGATCGAATCAATGGGCCGCTCCTCCGGGCTCGAAGAGGTTAGTCGCGAAGACTGGGGCGAGAGTCGCGAACTTTTTTATGATCAACCAGTATTCTCTGGCCGCATGGCGCAGAGCGGGAGGGTTTAAGTATGCCGGGTGTGGAGGGAATGAAACATCGTAAAGGCCGGACGAAAGCCACCCGCCGCAAGATGTGGAATTCAATCAGGATTATTCGCCGTTTTACCTTGCCAGACATTTGCCGCACGGTCGAAGCAGCCCAGTACGCCAACGTGCGCAAATTCGTATCCTCTCTCGAGCGCCACGGCTACGTGGCAAAGGACGGCCGCTATCGAGGCGGCCGTCCGGGAGAATATCAAACGTATCGGTTGGTGATCGACGCCGGCCCCGAATACCCAACCGTTTGCGGCCGCTGCCGCCAGTCTTTGGCCAGCGCGTGCAAAGAAACAGAGAAACAAAAAAACAAAAAAACAGAGACAAAAGAAGAAATAGAAAAAGAGGCCCCCGCGATTAAACGGGCAGGAGGTGAGTAATGACCCAGGCCGATTTACTGATTCTGCTACGCAAGAAAGTGGCCGAGTTCAACGACGAACGTGGCCAGGGAGGGCAGAGCCGCGTGGCCGCCGAGCTGGGGTATTCCTCCGGGGCGATCAGCCAGGTGCTCAGCGGTAAATACCAGGGCGACATCACCAACATTCTCGCCCGGGTCGAAGAGGTCTATGGCGGCACTTTTGTCGAATGCCCCGGCCTAGGCTATGAGATCTCTCTGGGCACGTGCGCCCAATGGCGGCAGAAGGCCAAAACCTTCGCTGCCACCAACCCCCAGCGGGTCGCCATGTTCAAGGCCTGCAAAAAATGCGATCGGAGATGACAAATCATGATTATCGGAGCTTTTATTCTGGGGTGGTCTGTGGGCGGCCTGTGCGGCGTCACGTTGATGTGTTTGCTGTTTTTTTCGCGCGAAAACGATGAACGCGCTCCCTATTTTATGTCGAGCGACAAAGAGGAGGAGGGCACGCCATGATGATCCCGGACGAACGACTCGACTATCTGGCCAATTGCTTTATCGTTTTGGAGGTTGGCCCGTTACTGCAAGTAACCTTTGAGCAATACCTGCAGCACACGCAGCGCTGCGACGAGCTGGCGATCGCTCTGCAGCAGGGGCATGGCATCAACTTTGACGGCACAGGAAGCAAGATTGTAACGATCCATTAAAACCACCTTTAAGAGGAGTTGAACCGTTATGGAAAACACCGAAAACACAACGCCGGACGGCTACAAGAAAGACGGCCAGGGGCGACTGGTACCGATTGCCATGGTCAAGGAAATCGACGTCGCTCGCGACGATCTGGTGCGCGAGATTGTTGCTGAGGCGACGCGCATGTCGCATATGCTGGAGAACTTCAAAATGGCGGCCATGGGCGACGTCGCCGCGTTTGTCGAGCTGAGTGCGGAGAAGTACGGCGTCAAGCTGGGCGGCGTAAAGGGCAACACGACCCTGACCACCTATGACGGCGAATACAAACTGCAGCTTGCCGTTGCCGAGCATTTAACGTTTTCCGAGCAGCTGCAGGCGGCCAAGGCGCTGATCGACGTTTGTCTGCACGAATGGACCAAAGACAGCCGGGTCGAGCTGCGGGTGCTGATCAACGACGCCTTCCAGGTCGACAAGCAAGGCAACATCAACACCAACCGGGTGCTTGGCCTGCGCCGACTCGACATCAAAGACCCGAAATGGCAGGCCGCCATGCAGGCGATCGGCGACAGTTTGCAAGTGGCCGGCAGCAAGTCTTATCTGCGGATCTACCGGAGACAGGGCGACGGCGGATACAGCCTGGTTAACCTCGACGTGGCGAAACTTTAAGGAGCACACGTTATGGAATATCACACGAAGGAAGGTGAATAATAATGGTCAATTTTAACGTATCAACGAATGCCGATTATTGGATAGGCGTGATTGTCAGAAGAGCGGAGAAAGAGGCGGCGGAGCATGACACCTCGCTGGATCCAGTGTCTCTAGCTATGGATCTGACCGCAATCCACGCCAACGGCTGCCCTTTGAAGTTGATGTCTTTCGCCGCAGCAGAACCCTATGATTTCGTTCATGACATCGTGGGAATTACCAGCCACATAGACCGTAAAACCGGAAAGCTTACCGGGTGTTTTCTCCCACGTTTCGCTTTAACGGGCCAACAAGAGGAGGTCGCGTAATGGACCCGTATCGTCACGCCATAGACCCCGTGGATCAACTGCTTGGATCCAGCGCCGAGGATCTGAAAAGCACTCTGCAGTATGTAGCTGACGTGGCCTTACTCCGCCGAGCTCATCATGTCAGCGTTGCCAGGGGCTTGATCACGAAAACCTTATTTATCGAACGGCGGCTCAAGCAGCTGCGAAAGGAAGGTGTGCAATGAAAGCCAGCGAGGTGATCGAGCTTTTGCAGGAGTTGATCAACGATTACGGCGACAAAAACGTTTCCATCGACGACGGGATCGGGTTGGCCGAAATTACCGAGATCAATCTCGGCTCCGAGGAAGACGACGCGATTGTGATCTGGTTTCAACTTTAGGCTTGAACGCGAAACGATCTATTTGCCGACGCCGGCAAACAGATCGTCGTCCGGGGGTGGTGCTCCGGGCCTGATGAGCAACCAACGTCAGCCCTTGAATCGCCCGGCGGCTTCCTCCTCCTGGCCGCCGGGCACTTTTTACAAGCAGGAGGACGCATGGCGATCAACTGGAAATATGAAACCGCCGCTGATCAGGCGCGGCGCTTCTGGCAGAGCATAAAAGAACGTTGCTATCAAGAGGGGCTCATGGCGCTACCTGATACGCGCTGCCCTTACCCAGGGACCTCGTTTGCCGGGCAGCACTGGCGACGCGGGCAGATTGAGAGAGAAGGAGATCGATATGGGAACGATACACGCAGCCAGGATTGAAAGCAGCCCACGTTTAAAGCGCGTACACCAGTTTTTGAGCGACGGCAAATGGCACACTACCCGTGAGATCGTGCGCGGAGCGGATGTGTGTGCAGTCAACTCGATCATTACCGAACTGCGCGCTAATGGCTACGATATCGGCAGCCGCTGCACCGGCCGGGGACGGTATGAATACCAGTTGATCATCGAGGGGCAGGGAGGGTTGTTCTGATGACAAAGGAAGAGTGGGTACAAGTTGAGAAGGCTTTGTCGGGGCTGTATGGCCATGCCAAATTAAAAATAGGAGGCTACGATATTACCCTCCAGCGCAGTCTGATCAAAAAGAACCAGTTGGGCGTCGTGGTTTTTGTTAATGGCCAATGGAAAGGCGAATGGGTAGGTAAAGAGAATGACTGCCCCGAGCAGACGTTTCTGTGTCCGCGAGATCGTTACGTCTACACCGCAAAAAGTCGCGCCGAACAAAAGAAGCTTATCAAACGGTATGGAAAGCGCCGCAGCGATTCCCTTTTTGGCGTCGGCGATCCAGACAAGAAAATCCGAATCTTCTTGCCTTGGTTCCCTTCCGGCAAAGCTGCTCGCCTGTACTACCAGAAAAAGTTCGTCGGAATCGAGCTGATCGAGGTGGTCGGATGTTGAGCGACGAGCGGCTAATCCAGCTGATGGAGGCAGCGCCAGAGTGCTGCCAGGAACGCACCGAAGTCTATTCACGGGTGTGCGGGTTCTTTCGTCCGGTGCAACAATGGAACAAGGGAAAGCGGGAAGAATTCCGCCAGCGTAAGGAGTACAAGCCATGAAAGACGCGAAACGTGGTGCCGAGTTGGCTAAAATCCACATTGCCAAGAAAGATTTAACGCTCGATGACGCCACCTATCGCGCCATGTTGTTTGAGATCGGCGGCAAAGAGTCGGCCGCAGATCTCGACCAGAGAGGCCGGCGTGCCGTGCTTGAACACCTGCGCCAGCTTGGCTGGCAACCTCAAGTTAAAGGCCGCAAGAAGCCGCACAATCTGAATGCCGGCCGCAGCAGCCGCAGCGAACAGCTGAAAAAAATCGAAGCGCTCTTGACCGTCGGCAAGCTGCCCTGGGGATATGCCGACGCCTTGGCGTTGCGGATCTGCAAGGTCGATCGCATTGAGTTCGTGCCGAGCGGGGAATTGTATAAAGTTATTACGGCGTTGAGGAAACAAGCTTTGCGCGATGGGTGGGACTTGAGTGGGGAAAAAGGGTAGAAAATGGGATTCGTGCCTTTTCCAATGCAACCGATTGCTAAAGACGCCACTCCAGAGGAAAGACTGAAAGCATACGAGAAATCAGTCGCTGAGCTTGAAATGTTCAGACCTTTGCCTTTGCGATGGCTGAAGCGGTCATTACCAAGGAGGTAGGCGTAAATGAAGAAGAAACAGCAGCAGTGCAAATGCAAACAGCCAACTCCCTATCCGAACGGTGATTGTTCCGAATGCGGACTTCCGACCGGGAGAGGATTGGTTTGCGCCCAAGATTTATAACAGAGAAAGCTAAACAGCAGCCGTAGACTGTCGAATTTGAGCGCTGGGTTAGGCGCGGGAGATGGAGGATGTATGAGTGACGGATATTGTGAATGTGGGAAAGTTGCTAACTTTATTATCACAGATGTTTGTGAGGACTGCTTCGATGGATACTACGTCCACTATGACAAGGTAGTTGAAGTCTGCGGTGGTGGTGTTTATGGAAACGACCCTTTAGAGTTGATTACACAGAAAGACAACCGCATCTTTGACCTTGAGGCAGAGATAGACACCCTCCGCATCCTTGTTGACGAGTGGGCATACAGGGCGGTTAAAACCGAGGCAGAGGTGGAGAAGGCTAGAGGAACAGCACAATATTGGAAGGATAACCATCTCGCAGGCAATCTAATAATTGAGCGATACCGTGAGGCGTTAAAAAAACTAAGGCTTATGTCATTAAAACCAGAATATGCGGAGTTTCCGGGTTCAGTATCTAGGTGTGGTTACGCAATACGGTCTGTTGATGTGCAGGAGATTACCGAGGAAGCACTTGAATTGAACGGCAAGATGCCGGAGGAGGATGTATGAAATGCAAATGTGGATTTGAAAAGACACCAGAAAATGCAGAGAACCACAGAAGATGTATCTTGATACCAGATGAAACAACTGAACTTATAGAATCTCTCCGCGCCGAGGTGGAGAGGTTGAATGAAAAAGTTGAAGATGACCAGACCGCGTACGACACAATACATTCTTTATTAAAAGAAGCCGAGGCAAAGGTGGGCGGGTTGAAAGAAACAAAACGGTTACTTTTGCAGGACAAGTTAGACCTCTGCCATGACCATGCGTTGACCATCAACACAATGGTAGCAGTTAGGGAGCAATTGGGCGGCGGTGTAATAAATCACACAATTGCTGACATCCTCTTTAATGGGGTTGATATATCAATCAAGGGTCCACAGACACGTACCTGAAGATTTATAACAGAGAAAGCTAAACAGCAGATTTGTCGGGAGAAAGAGGTTAACTATGAAAACAGGGCTTGGTGAACGCTTAAAATCTTTGCGAGGAAGCGAGAAAATGTACAACCAGGCAAAACGGTTCGCAATTCATTCAAATACATTAGGGCGCTATGAACGTGAAGAGGTCTCTCCTCCTGCAGACTTCATCGCTATGGTCTCAGCTCTTTATGGTGCAACTGCCGACTGGCTTTTGTTTGGAAGGTTAAATCAAAAAACGAAAGTTCCGAGTAGCGTCTCTGTTTGCTACGGAGAGAATTCTGGCTTCCCAGAAAGACTTAAATATGCACTTGGCGCACGTTCTGTAAGGGGTTTAGCTAAAAATACTGGCATATCTGGAACTGCAATTGGGAAATATCTTTCTGGGGCAAGCGAGCCAACGCGACCCGTGTTAATTTCGCTTGCAAGCGCCTTAGAGGTCCCTGTGGGCTGGTTAGTAGCTGGAAATATTGAGGAGGGCATGCTTGATGTAAGAATAAACGGCGTCAAGTTTGTTTGTAAGGGCAAGGAATGAACCTCACTTGCCCCTGTTGCCATGCAAAATACAGCCTCGACGCCGCCCTGGAGGGCGAAGCTGCCGGCGAGCTGCAGGTGCTCCTAGCCCAGGCCGGCCCGCTGGCCCGGCCGTTGATCGCTTATCTTGGCATGTTCCGGAGTAAAACCCGGGCGCTCTCCTTCGATCGCGCGGTGCGGCTGGCCCGCGAGGTGCTGGAGATCCCCGGCGATCAGCGCGCCCTGGGCGTGGCTCTGGCCGAGACGGTCGAGTCACTGCGGGCCAAGCGCGACACCGGCGACGTGCGGCCGCTGACAAAACACAATTATCTGCGGCGGGTGCTGGAGTCGACCACGGCGCTGCCGGCGGGGCGAACTGAGGCGATCAGCCGCAAAAGCGCAACGCGCACGCTGCTGGCCGACCAGGTGCTGGAAGAGTGGGCCGGTGATGACTGGCTGCGCATTGAGATCAGCCATGGCCTGCTGGCGCTGCTGGCGCTGCCGCTCTACAAATCGCCGGATGGCGCCACTATCGATCGCACCGCCAGCCTGTGGGAGCGGGAACTGCGCAAAGGCAAGATCGTCCTGGTTGAGGGGATCGATCGCATACGCGTTCAAAAGGGGTTTAGTGTCCTTTTAAGCAAGGTTAAAGAGAAGTTCCCGGAACCCTCGATGCTCTCTGATCTGATGCCGCGTCGGCCAGCTCAGGCCGCTCTGGAAGAACAGACGGAGATCTCCGAGGAAGTGGTTGAAGAAGGCCGCCAGATCTTGCGGAGTTTTTTTAGCAAAGGGTAGAGAGGTTAAAATGTTGGAAATCTTACTTAAAATTATCGTGGTGTTGGCGGTGGGCTGGTTGACGTTGATTGTTGCCGGTGTTTGCTCCGAGGTCGCCGAGAGCCGCAGAGATCATCACCGTGACAAAATAAGCCCATTCGGCAGAGAGGACGAACTATGAGCAGCCTGGCGCAAACGAAATACCCCGAGCCCCTGGTGGATCTGGTCGCAAAGATTGAAGAGCTGCTGATTGAGGATCATGGCGTTGCCGCGAATGAAGCCAAAAAGCAGGCGTGGGCGATCGTCAATCTGATCGCTGTCGACTGGGCTGGCCAGCAAATCTATATCGGCCGCGGCGTGGTGGTTTCCGAGCGCGATCGCGCCGTGGTGCGCGACCTGGATTCCGGCTTGCATCCGTCCGCTTTGGCTAAAAAATACGAGATGACTGAACGCCAGATCCACAACATCCGCAACCGGGTGCGCGCCGAGGAACTGGCCTTTCGGCAGCTGGCTTTGTTCGGATAGATTGACAGCCAAGTCCTTTTTGTGAGATAGATGATTTTTAAGGCCCTTCCTTTCCCGGAGGGGCTTTTCTTTTTTGAAGCCCTTCAAAAGACCCCAAATCCCCTCTTCTATATTCTAGACCCTGCCAAGCCGGGGTTCCTGTTGTAAGTCCAAACCAGGCGGGGAGAAAACCTCCCCGCCACCTCTTCCCGCTCGGCGCATTTAATTTATGGAAAAGCCGTCCACCTGGTCGGCTGATTGAGTAGGGGGTTTCTGTATGTCAACAGGTTTGTATGGTCAGGAGTTCAGTGAGTTCTTCTCTCGCGTTATGCAAAAAGAAGGCACGCTCTCCATGGACCCGGATGACTCAGGCAACTGGACTGGCGGAAAGGTTGGCAAGGGCACCCTGGAGGGGACGAAGTACGGTATCTCCGCCGCGATGTTCCCGCATATCCAAATCTGGAGTTTAACCGTAGAGCAGGCCCGATTGATTTATTACGAGCGCTACTGGCAGGCCCCTGGCTTCTGGCGGCTGCGGGTACCGCTGTCAATCCGCGTGGCCGACGTAGGGGTTACCTCCGGGCAGCACACGGCAATCAAGATGCTGCAACGGGCGGTGAACGCCGTCTGTACAGGCGAGATACCGGCCAGACGACTCGCTCCCTGGCGGCAGAAGGTGGTGCGTCTGCTTGGTGGTGGAACTCTACGGGTTGATGGCGTGCTTGGGCCGCTCACCGCAAGCGTGATTGCGGAGTGCCCGCATCTAACCGCTCTGCTGGTCGCCTTCCAGGGCGAAGCGTATCTGCATTATCGGAGGTTGAACCCGCTCTATATTCCGGGTTGGCTGGAAAGGCTGGGCTCATGACGTTTGAACTGTATGCCCCACAAAGCTACGTCAACGCTTCGAATGCGGTCCGCGAAGGGCACGTCAATGGCTGCGGCTCCGGCGTGCTGGCCCTGCTGGTTCCGGACACCGTGTATGGCCTGTCGATCAAAGAAGCGTGCGACATTCACGACTGGATGTACGCCGAAGGCGAAACCGACGCTCACAAGGAAGACGCCGATCTGGTGTTTTTAAACAACATGATCCGCATCATCGAGGCGCGCACCAGCTGGAGTTTGCTGAAGCGGCTGCGACTGCGTAGAGCCCGTACTTATTACCTGGCCGTGCATCATTACGGCGGCCCCGCCTTCTGGCGGACCAAGAACCCCAGCCAGAATCTGTATCTGGCGGCCATCTAAGAAGGAGCCTTTATGAAAGCCTGGTATCAATCGAAAACCTTGTGGGCCAACGCCCTGGGCATCGCGGCGATGCTGCTGCAATCCGAAGTCGGCTACCTGATCGCGCCAGAATATCAGGCGGCTGGTCTGGGCCTGGTCAACATGTTGCTGCGGCCGATCACCAAGCAGCCGATCGGATGGAAAGCGCCTGGGACCGGAAGCCTTGGTATCGGCCTGATCATCGGCGGCTTAATGCTGACGCCGCTGCTCTCCGGCTGCGGGCTCAACCTGATTGAGGATCGGCCGGTGTTGACCGAACTGACGGTGCGGGTGGCCGCGGCCCGCGTGCTGGCAGAACATCCGGACTGGACCGAAAAAGCCCGCGACATTAGCCTCGACACCATCCGCGCGCTCGACGAAACCGAGCAGGTCGATCTGGCCGCCCTGGAGCAATCTGTGATGGATCAGGTCCCCTGGGACAAGCTGACCATCGAAGAGCAGCAGTTGGTGGGCGTGCTGATCAGCGCGGTGCGTGCAGAGATCGAGGCGGAACTGTCGCTCCAGGGGATTGAGGTGCCGGAAAAAATCAAGGTGCGCGTGGCCACGGTGCTCGGCTGGATCTACCAGGTGGCCGATGCTCGTTTGCAGCGGGCGAGCGCGGGTTAGCCGTGCCTGACGAGATCGACCGCGCCCAGCACCACAACGAGCAGCACCAGGCCCAGGCGCTCGACAATTGGCGGCGTAGCCAGGCTGCCAGCACAGGGTGCAGCCACTGTAAAGATTGTGGCGAAGAGATCCCCGCTGCCAGACGTGCAGCGAAACCGAACTGCACACGATGCATTGGTTGCCAGACGGCATTGGAACATGGAGGTGTTAGGTGACAAGCCAAGCGATTGACTACACTGCCTGGCGGTTCTGGTTCGACGCATTGCAACTGATCGGCACCGGCGTAATCGGCGTCTATGTCTGGTGGGCCAATCGGGAAAAGGTCACCGCAACGAAATTCGCAGAGCTGGAGAAAAAGGTCGCCGCAAGAATCCAGACGACCGACCATAAAATTGTTGAAGACAAACGGAATGCCGATTGTCTCAGACACCAAACCAAGATGGGCGAGTTGGAGCTGAATATCGGCCGGATCGGATCGGAGGTCCGCAACATGCCCAGCCGACAGGAGATGGCGGTACTGAGCCATGACATTAACGACCTGACCAACCAGCTCGGCCAACTGAAGGGCCGGCTGGAAGGGATAAACCGGGTCGCCGACCTGATCAATGAATTTTTGATCAACCAGGGAGCTAATAGATGAGTTATGCCGACATAGTTATTGCCGATATCCGCCTGGTGATCCTGCGCACCCTGGCCGAGGACCCCGGCTACAGCATGAACGAGTCAATCCTTCAGGAAGTGCTCGCGGCGTTCGGCCACACGGTCACCCGCGATCGGGTCCGCACTGAACTGCGCTGGCTGGAAGAGCAGGGATTGATCTCCGTTAAGGATGTTGTGGGCATCATGGTGTCCAAGCTCACCTCCCGTGGCTCCGAGGTCGCCAGCGGCGCCGCCCGAGTCGATGGCGTGAAGCGGCCAAGGCCTTAACGATGACTGCCAAACGCCGCCAACCCTCCACGGTCGACCTCCTGCCGATCGGAGTCCGCAAGCAACTGCAGGCGATGCTCGATGATCCGCGCATCACGCAATTGCAGGCCGTTGACCGGGTCAACGAGATCCTCGACCAGCTGCGCGCCGCCGGGGATCCGGACGTGCTCGATCCTGCGTGTCCTTCGAGGCTCAGCAAGTCGGCGGTCAACCGTTACGATCTGCAGATGCGCGAGGTCGGCGACCGGCTGCGGCAATCGCGCGAGGTCGCCGATCGCTGGATCAACAAGCTCGGCGCCGCGCCCCAGGGACAGGTCGGCAACCTGATTAACGAGATTTTGCGCACGCTCTCTTTTGACGTGACGCTGTTTATGCAGGAGGACGCTCTCAATGCGGAGAACGCACCGGGCGTTGTGGGCATGCTCAAGGATTTAGCGTTAACGACGATGCGCCTGGAAAAGGCGGCGAACCTGAACGTAACACGTGAGAAAGAGATTCGGCAGCAGGCTATGGCAGACGCGGCAAAGACCGTTGATACGACTGCACGCAAAGCCGGGGTGACCCCGGAAACGATCGCACTGATTCATGAGGCCTTAGGGATTTGATGGCTAAAGGCAACGCCAAAAATATTCCGATCAACCGAAACGGTATCTTCCTGCCCTATCAAGGGGCGTGGATCAAGGATCATAGCCGCTTGAAGCTGATGGAAAAGGCCCGCCAGATTGGTCTCTCCTGGAGCACGGCGTGGGCCTGCGATGAGCGCACGGCTATGCAGGGCAACAAGCACGATCAGTGGGTCTCTTCACGCGACGATATCCAGGCGCGACTGTTTATCGAAGATTGCAAGATGTGGGTCAAGGTGCTGGCACTGGCCGCCGAAGATCTTGGCGAGATCGTTATCGACCAGGAGAAAAGGCTCTCTGCCTACGTGCTGGAATTTGCCAACGGCAGGCGTATCCACTCCATGAGCAGCAACCCCGATGCCCAGGCCGGCAAGCGTGGCGGCCGCGTGCTCGATGAGTTTGCCCTCAACCCCGACCCGCGCAAGCTCTGGTCGATTGCTTATCCCGGCATCACATGGGGTGGCAGCCTGGAAGTGATCAGCACCCATCGCGGCAGCAAGAACTTCTTTAACGACCTGGTGCGGGAGGCCCGCGAACAGGGCAATCCGAAGAAGCTCAGTTTGCACCGCGTGACCTTACAAGATGCGCTCGATCAAGGATTCCTTTGGAAATTACAACAGAGCCTTGCAGACGATGACGAACGCCAGGGGATGGATGAAGCCACCTATTTCGATTTTACTAAGTCGGGTTGTGCCGATGAAGAATCGTTCCTTCAGGAGTTTATGTGTCAACCGGCCGACGATGATGTCGCGTTCCTGGAATACGACCTGATCGCCGCTGCCGAGTATGGCCGGGGCATCGATTGGCAGACCAAAGAAGGCGGGCGGCTGTTTGCTGGGGTCGATATCGGCCGCAAGAAGGATCTGACCGTGCTCTGGCTGTTGGAGCTGCTCGGTGATGTGCTGTACACCCGTGCAGTCATCTGTCTGCAGAACATGCGCAAAAGCGAGCAAGAGGCCATTATCTGGCCGATCATGGAAAAATGTGACCGGACATGTATGGACTATACCGGACTCGGCATAGGCTGGGGTGATGATGCCGTTGACAAGTTCGGCGAAAGCCGCGTTGAGTGCGTCACCTTCACAGGGCGCGTTAAAGAGGCTCTGGCCTATCCCGTCCGCACGAAGATGGAAGATCGTCTATTGCGCATCCCTTACGACAAACAGGTCCGAGCGGATCTGCGCAGCGTGACCAAGCAGACCACAGCGGCCGGCAATATCCGCTTCACCGCCGAGCGCACGCCTGATGGCCACGCCGACCGCTTCTGGGCGCTGGCGCTCGCGGTTGAAGCTGCCAGCCAACCGGATTGTGAATACGCCTACGAATCTGTTCATCGCAACGTTGGCCGTGATCTCGATCGTCCCGTGCGGGCGACGGCAGGTCTTAATGCCACGAAAGGACTCTGGTAAATGGCCCCTCTTTACGATGCATATGGCCGCCCGGTCGCAACCAAAGAACTGACCAGGCAGCACGCCGCGCCGACCATGGCCGGAGTCCGCTCGCTCTGGAACGATTCCGTCGCCAGCGGCCTGACCCCGGTCCGGCTGGCATCTCTGCTGCGCGAAGCAGCCGAGGGCGATCACGATGCGTTTCTGACTCTGGCCGAGGAGATGGAAGAGCGCGACATGCATTACGCCTGTGAGCTCTCCAAGCGCAAGCTGGCTGTAGGGCGGCTGCCTGTGACCGTCGAGGCGGTCAGTGACGACCAGCGCGATATCGATATCGCCGACGCCGTGCGCCGCCTGTTGCGTGGTGCGGGCTTCCGATTCCTGGTTAAAGACATGCTGGACGGGCTCGGCAAGGGCTACTCGGTGTGCGAGATCGACTGGGATCGCAGCAAACCGCGCTGGAAACCGCGGCAGTACGATTGGCGCGATCCGCACTTCTTTCAGTTCGATCGCATTCAGCGCCGCGAGATCCGGCTCAAAGATGAGGCCGGCGGCATGGATGGTCTGGCGCTGGCGCCGTTCAAGTTCATCACCCACGTGCCGCGCATCAAATCCGGCCTGCCTATTCGCGGCGGTCTGGCGCGTCTGGCCGCCTGGGCGTTCATGTGCAAGAGCTACAGCATCAAAGACTGGCTGGCGTTTGCCGAGGTTTACGGCATGCCGCTGCGCATGGGCAAGTACGGACCCAGCGCCAGCGAGGGCGACAAGGACGTGCTGCGCATGGCGGTGGCAAACCTTGGCATCGATGCCGCGGCGATCTTTCCGGAGAGTATGCAGATCGAGCTGGTCGAGGCGGGCGGCAAGACTGGCAGCGCCGATTTCTTCCAGCGCCTGGCCGATTACTTCGATGGCCAGGTCAGCAAAGGCATTCTTGGACAGACCGCCAGCGCCTCCGGAACGCCCGGCAAACTGGGCGACGAGAAGCTGCAGGCCGAAGTGCGCGACGACATCCGCGACGACGACGCCGAGCAACTGGCCGACACCCTGCAGCGCGACCTGATCAAGCCGTTTATCGATCTCAACTTCGGTCCGCAGGAAGAATACCCGAATCTGGAACTGCGCGCCGCGGACGCTTACGATGTGGCCGGCATGGCCGACGCGCTTGGAAAGTTGGTGCCGCTCGGATTGCGGGTCGAGCAGAGCGTGGTGCGCGATCGCATGGGACTGCCGGACCCAGACAAGACGGCCGCACCGGAGGATCTGCTGCAGGTACCGACCACCGTGCCCCCAGAAAATTTGCCCGTTGGAATGAACCGGGCCATGAACCGGCAAGCCGACATCGAGAAAGAACAGGCAGATATCGATGCCGCCGCCGATGGCTTGACCTCAGAGAATCTGCAGGCCGAGATGGAGACCGTGTTGGCCCCTGTGATGACATTGCTGAACCAGGGCGAAGGGTTTAACGACATCCTTGCCGCGCTGGCGACGGCCGAGCCGGATCTTCCGATCGAGGAGCTTCAGGAGCGCCTTGCCCGCGCCATCTTTGTTGGCGAGATGTACGGCCGACTCACCGCAACGGAGGCCCCGAGTGCCTGATCTCGATCTTGCATACGCGCTGCGTCTGCCGCCGGAGAAGGCGATCGCCTATCTGCAGGCCAAGGGCTACGCCTTCAGCTGGGACTGGTATGACGTCTGGCAGGAAGCTCATCGCAAGGCGTTTACCGTGGCCAAGGTCATGCGCAAGGATCTTCTGGACGATATCCGCAAGGCTGTTGAAACGGCGCTTGCGGACGGACAAACCTTCGCCGAGTTCCGCAAGGGACTGGAGCCGACCCTAAAAGCCAAAGGCTGGTGGGGCAAGGTGCCGCTTGGCGACGGCGATGGCGGCGTGGAGGTTGTACAGCTTGGCAGCCCGTGGCGACTGCGCACGATTTACCGGACCAACCTGCAGACCGCTTACCAGGCAGGGCGCTGGCAGACGCAGGTCGAAGGCAAAGAGGAACGGCCGTATCTTCAATTTGTGGCGGTGCTCGATGCCAGAACCAGGCCGAGCCATGCCGCCCTGAACGGCAAGGTCTTCCCGATCGATGATCCGTTCTGGGACACGTTTTACCCGCCGCTCGACTGGGGCTGTCGCTGCCGGGTGCGGGCGCTCTCAGTGGACAACGTTAAAGAGCGTGGACTCAAGATTGAAACCGGCGCCGGGCGGATTGAAACCGTCGAGCGACTGGTCAGCAAAACCACCGGCGAGCTGCGGCCGGCCACGCGGATCCGCGTGACCGACGCCGTTGGTCAGCCGGTTACCGTGGCCACCGGCCCGGGTTGGGCCTACAACCCCGGCAAGCAAGATTTTCAGGAGGCCTCATGAAGCCTGAACTGATCGATATCGATATCGACGATCGCCAGCTGCAAGCGCTGATGAAAAAGCTGGCGGGCCGAGTGCAGAACATGCGTCCTGCAATGCGCGCGACTGCCGGCATCATGCACGACGAGGTTGAGGAAAACTTTGCCCGGGAGGGCCGGCCGGCCTGGGAGCCGCTGGCTGAATCCACCATAAAAAGCCGCGAGCGGCGCGGACACTGGCCAGGCAGCCTGCTCCAGGTGAGCGGTCAACTGGCCGCCAGCATCACGCAGAAATCCGATGCGGTCAGCGCGCGCGTGGGGACCAACAAGCGCTACGGCGCCATCCAGCAGCTCGGCGGTTTCGCTGGTCGCGGTCTGAAGGTTTACATTCCGGCCCGGCCGTATCTGACGCCGACCGATGGCGGCATCAGACAGATCGAACAGGCCCTGGTCCGTTATCTGGATCGCGGCTGATCGGCGGGTGCGAGAAATGCCCTGTAAGGCGCAAACGGGTCAAAACATAACCCAAGGTACGGGCAAGAGGTCGATCGTTGGATGCAGGGAAATTTAAAAAGGGTTTTAACACGGTTCACCATTACGGCGCGGGTCACGATTCGGGCTTTAAGGACGAGGATGGAGGGAAAATGAAAATTCTGGTGATTGAAGATGACATTCGCACTGCCTTAAACGGCATGGATCTGCCCGAGGGTTGCGAGGTGATTGCGCTGAATTTCGAGCTACCGACTGACGGCAGCGTGCCGGAGTCGATCGAGCTGCTGCAGAGCGGCGAGCGCATTGTCGGCCGCGATGGCCGGGAGTGGGTCAACGACGATCCGCAGGCGGTGATTGAATCGCTCAACGCTCGCGGCGTCGACCTGGTGATCGATTTCGAGCACGCCACTGAACTCAAGTCGCCCAACGGCGATCAGGCACCGGCTGCCGGCTGGGTCAACGGTTTCGAGCGGCGCGAAAACGGCTCGCTCTGGGGAAAAGTCTCCTGGACGCCGCGCGGATCGGCGGCGGTCGCCAATCGTGAATATCGTTATTTAAGCCCGGTGCTGCTTTATGAATCGACCTCGCGCCGGATTCGTTCGCTGTCCAGCATCGGGCTGGTCAACAAACCAAACCTGTTTAACGCCGCACTGAATCGGCAACAGCAACCCGAACAGAAGGAGACAGACATGTTTAAAAAAATGCTTTTGAAGCTCGGCCTTGCCGAGACCGCCACCGAGGAGCAGGCGTTGAACGCCCTCTCGATCCTGCAGACCGACCTGCAGACCGCCCGCAACCGGGCGGAAACCCCCAGCCTCGACAAGTTTGTGCCGCGGCCCGACTACGATCAAGTATTGACCCGCGCCACCAACGCCGAGCAGGCGCTCAACGAAAAAATCAAAGCCGACCTGGAGACGGCCATCACCGCCGAGGTCGACGCGGCGGTCAAGGTGGGCAAGGTTACTCCGGCCACCAAGGAATTCTACGTCGGCATGTGCCGGCAGGAGGGCGGGCTCGAATCGTTCAAGAAGTTTGTTGCGGCCGCGCCGGTGATCTGCGATCCGTCGAAGCTTAACGGCAAGGAGATCCCCGTCGATGGCAAGGCGCTCAACGCTGAGCAGAAGCAGATCGCCGAGCTGTTTGGCAACAGCGAGGATGATCTTAAGAAATACGGCCAGGTCTAAGCGGGCCCCAACCCTTTTACGGAGGAATGAATCATGAGTGAACGCAACACGTTTCGCAAGCACGGCAAGTTGATCCCGTTCCTGGTCGCCGCTGTTCTGATCGAGGCCGGCAAGCTGGTCGCGGTCAACGCCGCCGGTTACCTGGTCGAGGCCTCAGACGCTGCCGGCATCATCGTGGTCGGCATCGCCGATGAAACCGTCGATAACTCGGCCGGTAACGCCGGCGACCTGTCGTGCACCGTGCGGCGCGGTGAGGCCTATCTGCTCGCGAACTCGGCGACCAACCCGGTTGTTCAGGCGAGCGTCGGCAGCAACGTTTTTGTCGAGGATGACGAGACCGTCGCTGTGGCTGCTGGTCCGACCAACGACATTGTCGCTGGTGTCTGTCTGGAGGTCGGCGCGGACGGCGTCTGGATCGCAGTCGGTTAACCCATTTTTAACAACCCTTTTATGGAGGTCTAAACATTATGAAACGATTTGCCCTGTTCTTCGGACTGCTGATGCTCGTTTTGGCGGTCGCCTCGGTCGCCTGCGCCGATCCGGCGCTGGCCGAACCGATCACCTGGAAGATGTTGCTCGGCGGCGGCGGTGCTTTGCCGGCGCTGCTGATTAACGCCTCGACGCTGTCGAACATTTTTATCAACCTGAAAACCACCTTTAACAAGGCCTTCGACGCCGCACCGTCGGTCTGGCCCAAGATCGCCATGCTGGTTCCGTCGAACGGCAGCCAGAATGATTATGCCTGGTTGGAAAACTTTCCTAAGATGCGTCAGTGGGTCGGCGACAAGGTGCTTAAAGCGCTGAAGGCCGGCAAGTACGTTCTGGTTAACCAGGAGTTTGAGGCAACGGTCTCGGTCGCGCGGCGGGATATCGAAACCGATCAGCTCGGCGTCTACGCTCCGCAAGCGCAGAACGCCGGCTTCTCGGCCCGGCAGTGGCCCGACGAGCTGGTGATGGATATGCTCACCAACGGCTTTACCAACCTGTGTTTCGACGGCAAGCCCTTCTACTCCACAACCCACCCGGTGGTTAACCCGGTCACCGGTAAACCGGCCAACGTCAGCAACAAGTTGACCGTAGCGCTCTCGGCGGCCACCCAGGCCGCAGCGATCGCCAGTCTCGGCGCGGCACGAACCGCCATGAAAAAGTTTAAGGACGACGAGGGGCGGCCGCTCAACACCTCTCCGAACCTGCTGGTGGTCGGACCGGCTCTCGAGGACGTGGCCAACGTCCTGGCAATGAATGACCGCCTCGAGGACGGCAAGCCGAACCCCTTCAAAGGGACGGTCGAGGTGCTGGTCGATGCGCGGATCGACACCGACACCGAGTGGCATCTGCTCGATACCACCAAGCCGGTCAAGCCGATTGTCTTCCAGCAGCGCAAGGCGCCGGTCTTTGTTAGCCAGACCGATATGTCCTCGGACTCTGTCTTTATGCGCGGCGAGTACCACTTTGGTGCTGAAGCGAGTGGCGCGGCCGGGTACGGCTTCTGGCAGCTCGCGGTTGGTTCCACCGGCGCCGGTTAATCCCGCGCCACAACAACACCATGCAATGACCTGCCCGGGGGTGGCTACCTCCGCCCCCGGGAACTTTGAAACCGCTAGCCTCTCGTCGCTAGCCCCTGGTTAAAGGCTTAAAAAACCATGTACACAACGCAAGACGACATCCTGGAGAGGATCCCCGAAGAGACGCTGACTCAGCTGACCGATGACGACAATGTCGGCACCATCGATGCCGACAAGGTGACTGCGGCGATCGCGCGCGCCGGGCAGGAAATCGACGCCTATTGCGGTGGCCGCTACAGCGTACCGTTTGCCACGGCTCCGGCTGTGATCAGTGGGTTGGCCACAGACATGGCGATCTATTTTCTCTACGGCAGAACTCAAGAAGAGATCCCGGAGACGCGCAAGGACGCCTACAAGAACGCCGTGCGTCAGCTCGAAAGAATCGCCGACGGCAAGAGCTCTCTGGGCGTTGATCCGACACCGGCCGCGCCGAGCGGATCGGGCGCCAGCTTTTCCGGCGGAACGCGGCGTTTTAATCGCGACACCCTGAAAGGCATGTGATGGCCGACATTACCGCAACCGAACAACTGCTGATCGATGCCCTGGTCGCGCTGGGATTTTTTCGCGATGTGTCCAGCGCGGGCCGTGATGGCGAGTTTACCCCCAAAAGCTACCCGGCGGCCGCTGCGGTGTTTTTGCGCGATCGCGACACCGGCGCCAGGCCTCGCTCGATCTGGGAAGAGACGTATGCCGTTTTGATCAGGGGACGCAACCTGGCCAGTGAAGCCGATGCCGCCCGCGGTGTTTACGGGCTACTCGACCAGGCACGCGATGCCATCCACGGCAAGACCCTGGGGTTGATCGATATCGAGCCGTTTGCCTGCACAGAGCGGCGTCTGATCGACTACAACAAGGGCGTGATCGACTACCAACTTACGTTTACCTGCCGCCGGATCGGCGGGGTACCGGTCTGGTAAGGTGCCGGAGGTGCAGGTTTTGCCTGCAGCTCCGACCCCTACCCCAGCCATGAAGGAGAGCGCTATGAGATCAGCTGGATCGTACATCAAAGATAAAGGAAAAACGGTCGCGAGCAAGGATATGGCTGCGCGGCACAAAACCGACGCCGAGGACGTGGCCGCCAAACGCGCCGCCCAGGACAAAAAGGAGGTAAGCCATGCCGTATCTGAAAAATAGAGCTGTGGTTCTTGTGAAGATCGAGGCCGGCGGCTATGGCGTTGATGCAGCTCCGACCGCCGCAGCCAACGCGATCCTTTGCAGCGAGCCCGAGATCGAGCCGATCGTCAAGGACATCGAGCGCAACCATGTGCGCCAGAGCTTTGGCTCCAAGCCCAAGCTGAAGATCGGCGAAGGCTACAAGATCTCTTTAAAAACCGAGGTTATGGGAGGTGGCGCAGCGGGCACGCCGCCGCCGTTCGGGCCGCTGCTGCGGGCCTGTGGTCTGACCGAAACCATCAACGTCGGCGTTGACGTCGATTACGATCCCAGCAGTGACAGCTTCAACGGCGAATCGGTCACTATCTGGTTTTATCGGCACGGCAAGCTGCATAAGGCGGTCGGCTGCCGGGGCACGGTTCCGGCGCTTGAAACGAAAGCGAACGAGCTGGCAATGCTGTCGTTCGAGTTCACCGGCATCTATGCCGGCCCGGTTGATGCTGCGCTGCCGGTTCCGGTTTATCCAGCCACCATCCCGCCGGGGTTCCGCTCTGCCGCTTTGACAATCCACGGCTACGCCGCGGTAGTCGAATCGCTGAAAATCTCCGATGGCGGCGCTGTGGCGCGACGCCCGGACGCAAACGCGGCCACCGGGATCCTGGAGTACTACATCAGCGATCGGATGATCACCGGCGAGCTGGATCCGGAGGTGACCGCGATTGCCGACAAGGACTTCTGGGCGATCTGGCAGGCAGGGACCCAGGGTGCTTTCAGTGCGGCGATCGGCAGCGTGGTGGGCAACCGCTGCGTGATCAGCGGGCCGAAAGTGCAGCTCGACGATCTGAAATATGCGGATCGCGAGAATCTTCTGACCTATGCCATGCCGTTGATTTTTATTCCTGACGCTGGCGACGATGAGATTCAATTCAAGTTCAACTGATTTTTAACGGCACTTTAAAGAGGATTTTGCGGATGCGGGATTTAACATCGAAAAAAAACATGCAGAACATCACAGACGCCATCGGCGGGCAGGTCGTGCAGATGTATTACCGGCTGCCGACCACCGAGGAGCGCTTCGGGTTCACCAAGGCCTGCCTTGAGCAAGATGGGGACGAAGTGAAATACAACCCCGGCCCCGCGCGCCTTGAGTATGGACTCAAGGTGTTGACCGGGTTCCGCGAGGGAGATTTCGGGGCCGACGGCAAGCCGATCAGCAGCGACCCGAAGAGCAAGGCCTATCGCAAGGACTGGAAAAAGCTGCTCGGACAAACCTCAGCCGACCTGGTAATGGCTCTGGCTCTGGCGGTTTTCGAGGGTGCCAGGCTGCTCGGCCCAGGGGATCCAAAAAAGGAGGGAGCAGATCTCCCTTTGTCGACCAGCTCCGGCGATTAAGGGAGCGCTGCACGCCGGAGAAAAAGAAACGCTGCGCCAAAAATGCAGGTCAGCACCTCGACGCGATGTGCAAGACCTGCCCGCACAATAAGCAGTTTCAAACCAGTGCCTGGTTTAACCATATCTGGATGATTTACCAACTGCAGCAGGGCGGTTACCCGTTTGCAAAAAACGACCTGGAAATAAGCGAGTGGTTAGCAATTGCCGAGATGAAACAGGCTGTTGAAACTCCTCCGGAGACACGATGAGCAACCGAGCCGAAATTATTATCACCCTAAACGCCAAAGGTCAGCGCGAAGTGCAGGCTGCCTTTGGTGGGGTGCGTAAAGAGGCTGGCGAGCTTAACAATTCTGTTGGTGTGCTCGGAAGAGGGGCCTCTGGTTTAGCAACGACCTTTTCCAGGGTGCTTGGGCCTGCAGTCGCCGGACTCGGCTTGGTCACGCTCGGCAAGCAGATGGTCGATGTTTCGGCCAAATTCCAAACCTTAAACGCCTCATTGATTACCGTCACCGGCAGCCAGGCCGCAGCCAACGAAAACTTTGCCTGGCTGCAGGATTTTGCCGCAGAGACGCCCTTCCAGCTCGACCAGGTGGTCGGGGCTTTTATAAAGATGGAGTCTCTTGGGTTGAACCCGACCCGTGAGGCGCTGACCAGTTTCGGTAACACTGCCTCGGCGATGGGCAAGAACCTCAATCAGATGATCGAAGCGGTTGCCGACGCTTCTGTTGGTGAATTCGAGAGGCTGAAAGAATTTGGTATCAAGGCGCGATCTGAAGGGGACAACATTAAGTTTACCTTTAACGGCGTCACGACCACGATCAAGAAAGATGCCGCCGACATCACCAAATATCTGCAGCAGCTTGGTGACACCAAATTTGCTGGAGGGATGAGCCGTCAGATGGATACGATCGGCGGCTCGATGTCGAACCTTTCTGACAGCTGGGACTATTTCCTGGTGTCGCTTGGCAAGACTGGACCGATCGATGCTGCTGCCGACAGCTTTAACACCCTTTCGACGGCACTGCGCAACTTTGGCCAATCGTTTGAGCTTTTCAAGGCCTATCAGGACGGCAAAATCGGCTTTTGGGATTTCCTGACCGCTAACCCGGAAGACGCTAAAAAGCTGCTCGAGCAGACCGCCGGCATGGACGCCCAGCTGATCAAACTGCAGAACACCGTCAAAGAGCTCAAATCTGACAAAGCCGGTAACTTCTGGTGGTCTGCTGCCGATGAAAGTGAGCTGCAGCAGGCTCAGCAGGCGCTTGAGTTTTACAAGCTCTCCCTGGGCGATATCGACCGCCTCAAGCAAGCAGCCTTAAGCAACACCTTTGTGCCGACTGATATCACTCCTGATCAAAAAAAGTGGGAACCAAACGCCGACACTGTGGCGCTAGGGATCGCTGCCGGCAACAACACCGAAGAAGATATGTGGCTCAAGCGCGTCGGCCTCGACGCCGGCGCGATCGAGCGCGAAAAGACCGCCCGCCTGGAGATCCGCCAGTGGCGTAGAGAACAGGATCTGATCGAAGCCCAGATGATGACCGACAACTGGGCGCTGCGCGATGAAGGCATGTCTCCGGCCGTCGATCGCGAGCTGGAAATACTTGAGCAGCAAGCCCAGGAGCGAGTCCGGATCGAGGAAGAAGCTAACGCGATGATCCTCAACATGAAGCAATCAAACATCAACTCGGCCTTGGGCTTGATGATGATGTTTACCGGGAAAAGCAAGGCTCTCGCGCTGGCTGCTCTGGTTGTGCAAAAAGGGTTGGCCATGGCCGAGACGTTTATTGTAACCCAGACTGCTGCAGCTGCGGCGTTGGCACCGCCGCCCTTGGGCCTTGGCCCAATCCTTGGTGCGCCTGTCGCGGCTGCCGTCGAAACTCAAGGCTATATTCGCATGGGTTTGATCGCGGCAACCGGTCTTGCGCAGGCCGCACTTTCCGGAGGGGGTGGTGGAAACTATGGCGGCGGCACACCGTCAAGCCCAACCATCACCGCGCCGCAGCCGACCGCTTTTCCCCAGACGCCAGACGCCAACAATGGCCGGACCGTTAACGTGACGATCCTCGGGGGGGCGGTCTTTGGTGAGGATCGCAACGAGATGGCCCGCCGTCTAAAAGAAGCGATCGACCAGGCAGAAAAGGATGGCTATTGATGTTTCCCATTATCCTGCACGATAACCGCTTCGCTGATGCCGCTCCAGCCGCCAGCGCCACCGCGACCGGGTACGACGTTGCCAACCTGATCGATGGCCGTGCTTATACCTACTGGTCCGCCGCTGCTGCCGGTACCTTTTATCTGAGTGTGGCCGCACCGGGCAGCGCCGACGCGCTTGGTCTGCTTGGCCACAACTTCGCCACCGCCGGCGCCACCGTGCAGGTGCAAAGCTCAAACGACGGTGCGGCCTGGACAGATCGAAGCCCGGTTATCACCCCGCCCAACGGCAACAAGGCTTTTCTGCAGGTTTTCCCCCAGGCGATCGCCGCGCACAGCTGGCGCCTCAAGATCGTGGCCGCAACCGCTGCGCCCCGCCTGGCTGTAGCCCTGCTTGGCGTGCGCCTGCAGTTCCCGTTTCCGCCTGAGTCGCCCTATATCCCGTGCGTTGAAGCCCCGGTCAGTGAAGCCAGCAAGAGCCGCACCGGCCACCTTCTCGGCGAGGTGATCAACTACACCGAATTAACCATCAACCCGCGTTTTGCCAGTGTTGCGCGAAACTGGGCCCTGGTAGATTACCGGGCTTTCTGGAACAGCCACGGCCGCAACCGTCTGCCGTTTTTCTGGGCCTGGGATCTCGACGTCTTTCCCGAGCACGTCTACTGGGTGCGCCACGTCGGCAACCACCAGGAGCCGATCAGCGTCGCCAGTTATATCGATAATCTGGTGCTTGATCTGGAAGGGGTGGTCGAATGACCTATGCTGCAGAAATAGCCAAACTCTCGCGCACCCCGGTGGCGCTGCTGGTGATCCGCCTGGATCGCTGCGGCAACGTGTTCGGATCTGCGCCCTGCACCGCCACCGGCGAGCCGTGCTACAACGGCTGGCAGACCTGCAAAGACCGGGCAAACTATACGCTCGAGACCATTGATCTGAAATTCTGCAGCGCTGAGGCTCCCGTGCCGTTTGCCGGTCCGCGCCCGTGGCTGCTCAAGGAAACTCAAGCCGCCACCGAGATCAAGGACAAGTTCTCCACCACGGCCCGCCTGACTTTTACCATGCACGATGAGCCCGACGCCGATGTCGGCCTCGATCCCTACCTGGCATTGCGCAGCGTGGTCCCGATCACCAGCTACTGGCGCAAGCTGATCGCCAGAAACCCGAACTATAACGGCCGACCGGTGCTCTATTATCGCGGCGTGCTCGGTATGGCCGAGGAAGACTTCGAGCTTGCCTGGCAGGGTCAGCTCGACGCCATCACCCTTGGCAACGGCCAGGCCAAGCTCGAGGTGGTTGATCCACTTAAAATGCTGGCCGATATCTCTGTGCCGCCCAAGCTGGCCGTGAAGCTGGCAGCCGATACGCAGGCCGCATCCGACAGCCTGAGCTTTGACAAGATCGACGGCTTGCCGAATGCTGGCGTCTTAAAGGTTGGTGAAGAGATCATCACCTACACCGGCATCAACACCACCACGCGCATGGCCACAGGTTGCACCCGTGGCGCGCACGGCACCGTTGCCGAGACGCACAGCAGCGACACGAAAGCATCACTCTGCGTTTATTATCCGCCGACCAATCCTTTCGACCTGCTGGTGCAGATGCTTACCAACAGCAGCGACATCACGATCAGCAACCCGCCCGGCGCCGGAATCGCAGCGGCCAGCGTTGATGTGGCTGCTTTTGCCTTCTGGCGCGATTATCCGCACTGGGATGTGCCCTATTCGGCCCTGGTGACCGAATCGACCAAGCTCGATAAGCTTTTTTGGGAAGTCGTGCAGCTGCTCGATTGCTCTGTGTGGTACAGCGAGGGCCAGCAGATCACCCTGCGGCGCAACATGCCGGACGCGCCTGGCACAGCCTACCAGGGCTGGAGCGATAGCGCACACCTGGTCAGCAAATCCGTGTCGGTGGATCTCAACGAGGAAAGCCGCGTCGACCAGGTGGTGCTGCGCTATGACCTCACGCAGATCGGCAAGGCCAGCGATGAAACCGATTATCAATCAATCGATATCAGCGTCAACGCCGAGACGACAGGAGCCAACAGCTACAACAAACCAGCCGAGCAGGAGATCCTCTGCCGCTGGCTGCGCACGAGCTGGTCACCCTATCTGATCGAGGAAAAGATGCTCGCTTATATCCGGGCACTGACCGCCAGACGCTTACTGAACCGCGCGGCCGCCATGGCGCTGGTCGATCTTGAAGTCGAGATCAAAGACGGCGGAGTGCGCACCGGGCAGAATGTGCGCTTGACCACCGACGCTCTGCTCATGCCCGACGGCTCGCCATTAGAAGAAAAACTCTTTCGCGTGGTTAAGCGTAATCCGAAAGGAGCCCGCCTGGCCTATCGTCTTGTCCGCTTAACCGAGCAAAGGCTTGGCTATTTCGCCCCGGAGTCGGCTCCTGCTTATGCCGTTGCAAGTGATGCTGAGCGGGAATATGGATATTTTAGCGACGCTGTTGGCCAGCTTCCGGATGGCAGCACCGGCCACGTTTATTTTTAGGAGGCTTTGATGCCGGTTTTCGATCCAATTACAGAAACAGAGATCACCCCTGGACAACCGATCGTCGGTTTGGGCGGCTTTGGGGAAAAGGCAAAGGAGAATTTTGATTATCTTTATGGCGCGGTCACCGGGTCTGCTGTCTCAGGGCTTCCAAACAACAGCTTTGAGGTTGATTCAGACAGCGATGGCACCCCGGACGGATGGACCAAGAATCTCTATGCCGGCGGCAGTGGCGGGATTGATACGGTCAGCCCGATTCATGGTTCTGCCTGTATCAAGTTTGTGCATCCTGGTGGCGCCGGCAACGGTGGCGGCTACCTGACCTGTGATTATGTCTCTTGTAGTCCATTGGTCCCGGTGTTTTTGGAGCTCGCCCACTGGGTGACGAACGCGGCGATGCACAACCAGATCCAGCTGCTTTTTTACAATGCCGCAAAACTATATCTCAGCACGACAACGGTTTATGACGCCGCCCTCAACCCGACCACCCCGGGCCTGTTCTTGGTCGGCGCCACCCCACCTGCGTCGGCAAGATTTATGAAGGTGCGGCTGATCGGCGGGCAGACCGATGTGAACGCAGCAGGCTCAGCCTATTTCGACGGATCCACGCTCTCGCCGGTATTCGTAAACCGGAACCGTGCCGCCATTCAGGATTTTACTTTAAGCGAGGTAGGCTCCGGAACCAGCGACACATGGGTCAATGTTGGTGCCGCGCAAACGGCCATCCTGCCGATCAGCGGCATCAAGCAGAACGTCTCATTCACGGCGGTAGGTCGCGGCTCGGTTTTCTGGGAGAATATTGAATCTGGCACTTCTGGATATTACAGCAGCTATGCGCGGTTCGTGGTTAACGGCCTGTATACATCAAATCAACAGTTTCTATCGACCAGTGGGACCAATCAGCTGTTGTCGTTTACCGTCGAGCTTCCTGCCAGCGTGGTTGGCCCGGTATCAATCCAGGCGCAGCTCTTCAGGGCGACCAGCGCAACGGCCTACATTGCCAAATCGACACAGGATATGGTCTGTGGCGCCAGCTTTTAACCGGAGGTTATTATGGATGCACCCGTCACACACAACCTGACCATCTACCAGGGTCGCGACTTCCGGTTTTATATCGGTCTGCGCAACGATGACGACACCCCGATCGATTTGAGCTTGCGCACGAATAAAGCGCAGATCCGCGCTGCAAAGAGCTTGTCTTCTAGATTAATCGCTGAGTTTACCATTGATGATGAGTTGGCTGCAGATGGAGATCTTTATCTCATCCTGAACGATAGCCAAACCAAAGCGATCACCGACCTCGACGGCTGGTGGGACTATGCCACCAAGGATGCCAACGGCGTCGACGAGTCCTATGTGGCAGGTAAAGTGACTTTTGAGGGGAGTGCAACCGACAATGACTAAAATACTGGTAAAAACAAACGAAGGCATCAAGGTTTTGGTCGGTCAAGGCGGCCCGGTCGGTCCAGCTGGCCCAGGAGTTCCCCTCGGCGGATCAAGTGGTCAGATTTTGCGGAAAAATAGCGCTGGCGACACTGACACAGTATGGAGTAGCACTGCTCCGGATACCGACAAAGTATCAGGTGTCGCTGCGGCCACTGTTATCAGCCGGATCGGCGCGGTCGAGGTCGGCCAGGGTGCTGCGGTGATTGGTTACGCAACCAAGGCCTTGCTAAATGCTGACCTGGCGCATGGCGCCGGAACGGTTGCCTATGTGACCAATGACCCAACGCCCGCGAACAACGGGACGTATTTGAAGGCAGGGGCCAGCGGGACTGGTTCTTGGGGTCAGTCGAGTTATGACCGGGTTGCTTTGGTTGAGGAACAATCTGACAAGACCAGCTCTAGAATCGTTACAGCGAAAGCCACTTTAAGG